ACTAATGGAAGAAATGTTTTACACAATAATCGGGCCAGACGGCCAAATGGATTACATATGGGCCGACACAATGTTTGAGGCATACGAACAGGGACTAGAAAAATACGGCAAAGGCGCAATGGTGCGCCCTAGTTGGTATGGCGAGTGGGACTGCGGTATGTATGAGCCTGGTAGAAGGTGCGGCCACGACAAATACGGCAATCACATTAGAGCGGAGGAAGTAGTTGGCTGAGAAATTTACCTACGCCGCGTGGGTTGCAATGGAGCTACGCGATAAAGAGTTATCGGCGGATCAAGAGGCTCGCGCTCAATACTGGAGCAACAGCGGAAAGATAGCGAAGTATGACGAATACCGCGAGTATTGCAAACTAAACAAACTACAGCCAGACAACCCGCCCGAAGGCTATTGGGAGAGTAAAGAGGAACCCTGGCATAAGCCCGTAGGAATTGCTATGGGTATGACTGGAATTCTTGTCTGGTTTATCGCAGGAATTATAGGGGGGGCTAGTGGCCAATCGCGCTATTAGAAATTCTTATAGCTTGGCAACAGCCCAAACAAAACAAACTAAATGAAAGAGAGAGAAAAACAAATGAACCTAATACAAATACTTACCGATTACACAAACTATGACTGGGAACTACAGGAGAACGGCACAATCGCTAACTGGGTTGAGAACGGCGAGCCTCTTGGAGTAATTGCCTGGTTTGATAGCGAAACAAATGACGGCACAATCATTGTGACTAATGAAATAGTTAGTGACCATTACCGAATACAGAAACACGAATACAGCCGCTTAGCAATTGCCACAGATTACGCGCAATTTTCCGCAGGCGAAACCTTTGGTGTCCAAGGAACGCTGGAACAATTTCACGCTTACACTACGGCGTGGGAGGTTATTGGTGGTGAGGCTGATTTCACGGGAACCGAGGACGGAATTGTCCTAACCTTGGGTGATCCTTGGGTATGGTGCGAGTGGAACGGAGACCGCTATGACCTGTTTCAGGACGGCTGTCACCGCTACGCCGCGACAAAAGACGGATTATTGTCTGCTTACAACAAACTTGTCAAAGAGGTTGCGGCAATCTCAGTAATTCAGTTAAAAACGCCTTAACGCGCGCGCCCGCGCGAAGAAGCAGCGGCCCTGTCTAATTCTGGAACTTAGTCTCAGAATTGGCGGGGCCTTTGCACGCTTAAGCACACACGGCAGAAACGGCAACAGGCCAGAAAATAACAATTAGATAACGGCGCGCGGGATTGCTTGCTTAAGCACACACGCCCGCCCTAGTGTGTCTTTAACCGCGCAAGGGGCGCGGGGAGAGATAGGGAAACAATGGACACACAACTAATAACCGATTGGCTACTATGGGCCGCGGGCCTGGCGTTTGCGCTTTGGATAGTGGGCCGCTGATGACAACCAAAGACCCTGGACTAGCCTGGCTAGAACTAGAAGAAGAAACCGCTAGCGCGGCCTATCAAGAGGCCGCCGCACTAGAAGAAGAACAGGATTACAGCGACGCCCTGCAAAGTATGGAACGCAAATATTGGGAGGGTTACAGCGACGCAATTATTAACGCTATGGCCGCCCTATACGGCCCCACACCATTACCAGGAGAGGACGGCGACGAATGACGCGCTTCGTTATAGCAGAGACCTACCTGTATGAGGTAGAGGCCAAAGACGAGGACGAGGCTCAAGCCCTGTTCGAGGAATACGCGGGCGAGGGTATGACCTTCGAGGCTGGCCTCAATACAGGCGTCAAATACACAGACAACCAAATTGAGATAGGAAAGTGGGGAGAATAATGCCACGCATTAACACACGCAACGCAGACGAATACATATCAGAACTAAAGCCATTTACTAGCAACGGCGCGATTAGCGCGGATTGGGACGAAGCGGGCGCCTATGTCGTCAAGTCATACAGCACGGCAATAGCCGTGATATACCCAGACGACAACCGCGCAATTCTGAACACCGCACGCTATAGCGCGACCACGAGCAGACACCAACAAGAAGCCCGAATTGGCGCGGCAAAACAGGGTGCGGCGATCTTCGAGATAAGCGACCCCGCGGCCTTTGAGACAAAGACGGGACACCGCGCAAGACTACGCGGCGCGGGCGGGTGGAACTAATGCGCGCGGCGGGAAATCTGGCAGGCGTGGAATTTATCGCCCCGCCTGTCTATGACAGGAACGCGGAACAATGGCGCGAGATAATCACGGAGAGCGGCTACTTTTTCACCGCGTCCGCAATGCGTTACTTCTCTAGCCGTGTTCTATGGGACACGCTAACGGAGAGCGCGGGCGCGTGGCTGTTTGTCACTAGCGAGCGCTATAACAGCGAGCCACGCCGCTACACCCTCCACACCTGGACCAAAGACAACGGAACGGACACCCTAGGCGAGTTCCAGGAATACGCAACCGCAACCGCCGCCCGCCGCGCCCTAGGCGAGAGAATAGGAGAAACCGCGCTCGCGCCCTATCTTGCCCGCCTAGCGCCTGGCCTAGGCCCTATGCCGCCCCTATTGGCGCGCGTTATGAGAAGCCCTAGAACGCGATTAGAAGCCACGAAAACGGCCCTAGCATACAATCACCCTATCCCGCCCCTTATGCCCTGTAATCGCCGCACAGGGCCGCGGGGACTATCCCCCAGGGTAGGGTAAATCTTAGCCAAAGTGTCACATCAGCACCCCGACGCCGCTGTTGCGTATTTCTCTGCTAAAAAAAGGTTTTCTGATAGCCTTATTGAATGGGCAGACCAGCTAAACCACTTGAGCAGAAGCGACTGCTCGGCAACCCAGGCCAAAGGCCGTTGCCCCCCGAAAACGCCACAATCGCCCTAACAGGCGGTTATGTGCCTCCAGTTCGTCCTTTAGGCGAGGCGGGCCAAACCTTATGGGACGAGATTTACAAAAAAGGTGAGCTGTGGATTAGCAGCCGCACCGACACTCAGTTTTTACAAATGGTTTGCGAACAGCATGACCGCAGACTATGGTTGATGGAGAGGATGCAATCAGATCCTGACAACTGGCGACTCGTCCGTCAGTTGCATGACCTAGAGGTGATGATTAGCAACAACATGGGCAAACTGGGACTTACACCCGCTGACCGCACCAAGTTGGGCTACGCCGAAGTAAAAGCTAGGTCGAAGCTAGAACAACTACAGGAGAAGTGGGCAAAGAATGAGCAGTTGGCCTCCTAGATGGCTAACCCCAGTTCCTGAATCCGCCCTGCTCAATTCTCACGGACTCAGAGCCGCTGACTTCATAAACACCTTTGCCACCGTGACCAAAGATTCTGTCGGTGGACGAGCAGGCGAACCAATGCACCTCAGAGATTGGCAACGCTCGCTACTGACTCACGCATTCGCCGCAGATGGTGACGGCTTCAGGCACAAGGTCATACTCACAGGCGTTCCGCGCAAGAACGGCAAATCGGCGCTCGCTTCAGGTGTTGCACTCTGGTCGCTGTTGACTGGACCCAAGGGGGGTGAAGTCTATTCCTGCGCCGCTGACAAAGATCAAGCCCGCATCGTATTCGGTGAAGCGAAGAAAATGCTAGAAAATGAACCAGAATTAGCCGAATTAGCCAAAATCTACCGAGATGCTATCGAAATTCCATCAACAGGCTCGGTTTATCGTGTTTTGAGCGCAGAAGCCTTTACAAAAGAAGGTTTGTCGCCAACAATGGTAATTTTTGACGAATTACACGCTCAGCCAGACAGAACGCTGTTCGATGTTATGCAATTGGCCCAAGGAGCGCGTGGAAACCTAGCAACCATGTTCTGTATCACTACCGCAGGCCAGAAATCAGACACAACGGGCCAAGACTCCATCGCTTACTCGCTTTACCAATATGGTCAGCGCGTGAGCAGGGGAGAAATAGAAGATCCGACTTATTTCATGGCTTGGTGGGAAGCCCCAGCCGAAGCAGACCACAAAGAGCCTGAGACATGGATTATTGCCAACCCAGGCTACGGCGACCTGAACAGCGCAGAAGATTTCGGTAGCACGGTGCTAAGAACGCCAGAAGCTGAGTTTCGGACGAAGCGCTGCAACCAATGGGTATCTAGCAACCTAACTTGGCTACCAACTGGCTCATGGGACGGATTATTCGGTGAAAAGACAATTACACCCGATGATGAGCTGATTATCGGCTTTGACGGCTCGTTTTCAGGTGACACCACGGTTTTAGTCGGTTGCACTATCCCCAAAGATGATGAGATGCCTCATCTGTTCCTAATCAAGGCTTGGGAGAAGGGTCCAGACGATGACAACTCCTGGAGAGTCAACATTACGGATGTAGAGAACGAAATTATTCAGT